TAGGAAAGACTTGGCTTGCAGAGCGATTACAACAACATTTACAATGTGCTTGGTATAATGCAGATACTATTCGTAAAATGGCTAATGATTGGGACTTTTCGCCAGAAGGTCGTACAAGACAATCATTAAGAATGAAAGCAGTTGCTGATTATGAAAAAAGCCATGACAGAACAGTAATATGTGATTTTGTTTGCCCGACAGAAAAAACAAGAAACCTATTTCAACCAGATATTACAATTTGGGTTGATACCATCAAACAAGGTAGGTTTGAAGACACGAACAAAATTTTCCAATCACCAAAAAATGTTGATATACATATTACTAGACATCTATCAGATGAAGAAATAGAACAACTGAGTGAAAAACTAAAAAATGGAGTAAAGTGAATGTTTGATTGGAAAAAACCTACAACACAAATGTTAGGAAGGTGGCAGCCTTGGCATGATGGCCATACCGCATTGTTTAAAAAAGCTTTCCTAGAAACTGGTCAAGTTTGTATTATGATTCGTGATGTTGGTGGTATTGTAGGATCTGATGCCGGAGCAGGACGTACCGCCAAACAAGATGATAATCCATTTGATATTGAGACGGTTAAAAACAATATCATTGAAGCTCTTGACAAGGAAGGATTCATTTTCAATAAAGACTACGTTATTATGCTAGTCCCTAATATTGTTGATATTTCTTATGGTCGTGGTGTTGGTTATACGTTTACGCAACATGATCTTGGTGAAGAAATTCATAATATTTCTGCTACAAAAATCCGAGCGCAATTAAGATCGGAAGGCAAGCTTTAGAAATATATAAATAGTTGTATAAAATACATAAAGGTTTCATATGGCTATTCCAAATTCAAGACAATCGCTAATTGACTACTGCCTTCGCAATTTAGGCGAGCCTGTGTTGGAAGTTAACGTGTCTGAAGAACAGATTGAAGATCGTATTGACGAGGCTCTGCAGTTTTATCAAGAGTATCATTCAGATGCTATCTACCCAGTGTTTCATAAACATCAAATCACTGCTACTGATGTTCAAAATGAGTATGTTGATATTCCTGATGCCATTACAGTAGTAACAAGAATTTTTTCGATTGCAGAACATGGTACTTCAAGCAATATGTTTTCTGCTAAGTATCAGTTGTTCCTCAATGATATTTTTGATCTTCGTTTTGCAGGATCAATTTCTAATTATGTTCAAACAATGCAGTATCTTGAAACGCTTGACATGATCTTTAACGGAGAACAACAGATTCGGTATAACCGACACATGAATCGTCTTTATATCGATACTGAATGGGGTACGACTCTTAAGGAAGATGACTATATTATCGTTGAGGCATATCGTATTGTAGATCCTACAGAATTTACAAAAGTATATAACGATATGTTTCTTAAACGTTATGCCACTGCACTGATTAAACGCAATTGGGGTCAGAACCTTAGTAAATTTGATGGTATGCAACTCCCAGGTGGTGTACAAATTAACGCTCAAAGAATTCTTGATGAGGCTCGTGAAGAAATCCTCCGTGTCGAAGAAGAAATGCAACTGAAGTATGAAGATCCGCCAAATATGTTTGTTGGCTAAGGAATAAAATAGTGCCCACCAATGTTTTCTTTTCTCCTAAAGTTCGTACAGAGCAAATGCTTTATGAGGATTTGGTAATTGAGTCATTAAAATTATATGGCCAAGACGTATATTATATACCTCGTGAAACTATTACNCCNGATGAAATTCTCAATGAAGAGTATTCAAGGTATCAGTCTGCATACATGATCGAAATGTATATTGCAAACACTGACGGATTTGAAGGTGAGGGTAATTTATATACAAAGTTTGGTTTAGAAATTCGAGATCAGGCAACATTTATTGTTTCTCGTCGTCAATTTTCTAGACTTGTGGAAATTGATGCAAATGAAATACGACAAGAACGACCACGTGAAGGAGATTTGATATATCTTCCACTTTCAAAAGGGTTGTTTGAAATTAAGTTTGTTGAGCATGAATCCCCGTTTTATCAACTTTCACAATTTCCGACATATGAAATGCAATGTGAACTGTTTGAATATTCTGCAGAAAAATTTGAAACAGGCATACGTGATGTCGATCAGTTTGAAGAAATATACGGACCACAAACAGTTATTCAAATTGAAGGTGGTGCATCAGGATTTGCTCCTGGAGATAAAATAAAACAAGTCTTAGTTGAAGCAACAACTGATACAGAAGCAATTGAAATTTATGGTGAAGTTTATCAGTTTGTACAAACACGTGCACAAACTCCTGGATTAGAAAGGCAAGCTGATTTGTATGTTGCAAACCCATATGTATCTGATGGCTCAATGAGAACATTTGTAACAAATTCTTACGTAATTAGAATTGATTCTGATGCCGGTGATGACTGGACAGTAACAAAGGTATATGGCATCAATGATGATGAAAAGTATATTCCTCAAGAACCCTTATCTCAAAACACATACTTTGAAAATAAAGGTGATGACATCATAGATTTTTCTGAGCAAAATCCCTTCGGAGATGCGAGTACTCCATAATGCTAGGTACATATTTTTATCACGAACACATTAAACGTACTGTAGCCGTATTTGGTACGTTGTTCAATAATCTTAAAGTTGTTAAACATGACAGCTCAGGAAAGGCACTGTCTACGATTAAAGTGCCGTTATCGTATGGACCACGCCAAAAATTCTTAGCACGTATTGCAGATGAAGCATACCTTAATGATCCTAAACTAGCGATTCGCTTACCTCGTATGTCATTTGAAATTGTATCCCTAACATACGATACAAATACAAAACTACAAAAAGGTATTACACGAACATTGCCATCTGAAGATCCTAAGAAAAAACAGTCAATTTTATATCCTACAACATATCGTATTGGTCTTCAGCTAAACATTTTGGCAAAGAATCAGGATGATGCACTTCAAATCCTTGAGCAAATTTTACCGTATTTTCAACCTGAGTATACAGTAACAGTTAAAGAAGTTAATAGTAATTTTAAATCTGATATACCTTTTGTGATACAAGCAGTCACACTGGTTGATGATTATGAAGGCGACTTTATGTCTCGTCGTTCGATCATTTACACACTTGAATTTGAAGCTCGTGTTAACTTTTATGGACTACTTGCTGGTCGTAATATTATCAAAGATTCAAATGTTACATTATCTGATCCTAATATGGATTCTACAGGAGTACCGTATTCGGCACAACAATTTATAATTTCACCTTTTGATGCAGGGCCTGATGATGACTATGAAATCATTACTAACTTTAATGATTTTACTGTTCCAGATTCAGTTAAGCTGTATTATGACACGATGACAGATAACATTAGTGTAGGTGAATCAGTAACTGGATCATTATCTGGTGCCGTAGGAATTGTGTCTGAAGTTACTGCTGAATATATAACCATATTATATCCAGATGATAACTTTGTTATAAATGATGTAGTGTCGAGTTCAAGTGGATCAATAACAGTTACGAGTCTTGAGCCAGTGTATCGTACATTGGATATTGGATTTGGATTACTATAATGAGCAATAAAAACAAAGAACATATTGAAGATGACTACGACTTTTCTCGAGATCAATATTACAAATTGGTCGAAAAAGGCGATGAAGCAATTGAGTTAATGCTCGATCTTGCGCGAGAATCTGAGCATCCACGTGCGTTTGAAGTCCTGGCAAACATGATTAAAACAAATGCAGATATTGCAGACAAGCTAATGGAACTGCAAAAGAAACGCAAGGATATTAACAAAGAAGAAGCTGCAGCAAATCCACAACTAGGTGTTACAAACAATAATTTATTTGTAGGTTCAACAAAAGATCTTGCCAAAATGATTGAGGATCGACAGTCTGCACGGTCTAATGATGTAATTGATAATGACGAATCCTAATGCTACATACCTAGGTAATTCAAATCTCAAAGGCGCCAATGTCCAAATCAATTGGACGCCTGATATGGTTCGCGAGTGGGTCAAGTGTAAAAACGATCCAATTTACTTTGCTCAAAATTATATTAAAATTGTTCACGTAGATCATGGATTGATTACCATTGATCTTTATGATTATCAACGTGAAATCATTGAAAAGTTCAATAACAACAGACGTACAACTGTTGTTACTTCTAGACAGGCTGGTAAAACAACAACTGCAGTTGTTGTCATTCTTCATTACATTTTATTCAATGACTATAAACGTGTAGGTCTCCTTGCAAACAAAGGCGATTCTGCTCGCGAAATTCTTGAACGTATTAAAATTGCATTTGAGGCATTACCTAAGTGGCTGCAGCAAGGTGTCGTTGAATGGAATAAAGGATCTGTAC